GGGGAAATAGGTCTTCATCGCCAGTGTCTGAAGTTTCAAGCTCTCTAAGAGCATTCGCTGGGTCAATTCTAGTCAATCGCTCATTAGATGCCCATTCTTTGAGCAGTGGGCCGATCTCAAGTTGGTCCTTGAAGGTTGAGCGGAGCGATAAGCATCCAGTCCACGACACCGGGATGCGCCAAACATTCTTGGCACCGTCCCATTTGGAGCCAGGAAGTGCTCTACAGACCTCTTTTAGACGCCATTCGGTATTGATGATGATGTGCTCACCGTCAAGCTCTACATAGACAGACAACCTGTCCTCCTTCGTCATTAAGTAATTATATTATCAGAAAAAAAGCTATCTGACTACTATTTTTTGATAATAGTTTTAATCTTGTAGCAATGCTACAGGTTTCCAGCCAGTTTTTACTAATCTTAGTAGACCATGTCTAATTGCATCAAGTGCGTGACCCTCGCCACCCCTGTGCCAATACTCTAGCTTCTTTAGTTTAGGGTTGTCAAACATTGCTTTTGCATCTGCAGGTGATTGAAAGTAGATATCATCCGCTGGACGTCCGTTATCCATTAGGCACTGCTTAAGTATGCCAATCTGCTCTAGAGAGTAAGGCGCTTGAGTGCTTTTAACAGTCTTAGCATTAATCGTAAACCGCTCGCAAGTAATATCTAGGTTATACCGCATCGCAGGATCCCATAGGACCTTACGTATGACCTCCGCATACTCTTCCTGTTGTACTTCAACAGACCACTCTAGAACTGGCTCAGCGGCTCCGTCACGGCTGAATAGAGCTATACCAGTAGCCTTACCTGGGTCAACTGCCAATACATACATCATGCGTACTTTACTCCCCAATTCTCTAGAGGCCCTTCAACGTCAGCAGTTAGCGGTACAGCCCAACCTTCTGTTGTAGTCATGCACTCTTTCACTATTCTCTTAATCTCTTCTGCGTCTTTTCTAGGCGCATTTAGGACAATCTCGTCATGAACTGGGACAATTAGCAAGTCAGTTAGGTCAGCTTGGTCTAGTTTTACGAGATTTGATTTAAAAATCTCGGCCGCTCCTCCCTGAATTAGGTAGTTAACCAATGTGTACACACGATCATCATCACAAGGGAGGCGCCTACCGGTCCAGGTGTTGACATAACCGGTACCTTCTGCTTCTAGTCTTTGGAGGCCTCTAGCCTCTACAGCCTTTTGGAACCCCTGCATACCCGGGAATCTAGTATCAAAGCTGTCTGATACCGCACGCATCTGATCTTCAGCTACGCCGGCAGTTAGTGCTTGCTTAGCTATACCAGCACCGTATAGCCGTCCATAGACAACTCCCTTAATTAGGGCACGTCGTTTATCAGACTTCTCCATAGTTGGATCTTGGTATATCTCACGGCCAATCTCGGTAAACGGGTCAGAGCCAGTGGCATCTGCCCGCAAAAAGAGTTGAATCAGGTTTGGATCCTGGGACAGAGTAGCAAACATACGGAACTCCACCTGGTCAAGGTCCGAAGTAATAATTACGTGGTCATCATCTTTTGGCAAAAATGCGCGGCGAACGGTGTCATCACCCTTTGGGAGAGTCTGCAGAGCTGGATTCTGAATTGACATGCGACCAGTACGAGCGCCCATGGTATTAATTGATGGATGAACATACCCATCTACATTTTCATTGATAAAGTTGGAAAAGTAGGTATTAGCAACTTTAAGAGCTTTGCGGTACTTAAGTGTTGTATCTGCCAGCTGCTGGACTTCCAGGCTACCGTCACGAACTAACATCTTAAGTTGATCAGCATTTGCAGACCTCTGTCCAGTCTCTGTAAACTCTGTTATTACTGCCCCCATGCTCTCAAACACTTTTACTAATTGTTGGTTACTGCCAATTGATATCCCATAACGGGACTTACCCCAATCGCGAACCTGATCTGTATACGAGATCAGCTCGTCGTACTTTTTCTGAGAGTAGTTAAGGTCTAATCGCGCACCATTCAATTCCATTGTTGTGGCTATGCGTCTAGTATTCATCTCTAATTCGTACGCCATACTATACGGCTTGCCCGGAGCAGTCTTTTCCCAGAATTTTTCAAATAGTCTCATAGTTAATACTGGATCAAGCGCGCCATACTGCCAGTATGGGTCAAACTTAATCGGAACAGTGCCCCAAGTCCAGCCGTTATCGGACATACCGTAGTCTAATACCGACTGGGCAGCAGCAGCTTGTGGGTCTATGTACTGGGACGTAAGCCTCTTCAGCGCCCCGGACCCAAGCGGATCTATGAGCTTAGCCATAATCATTGTGTCGTGAGAGCGATACCACGGCATCTTCCAAGCCGAGTGTTGGTCAAACCATTTGGCCTCAAAGGCAATATTATGGCAGACTAAGGGGCCTTCAAATCTATCCATTGCCTCATAGAAGACACCCTTCCAGTCATCCCAAGGAATAGACCAACCAGTCATACCGTGCCAGGGGGAAAGTGCATCTTTACGAGGCTTACCTGGAAGTTCTCCGGTTTCGGTGTCGATTGCGATGGCTTCCAGCGGACGCCGCTCTCCCAACCAAGTTAGGAACTCTCTAGCTTTGTCAACTGTGTCTACCAAGTGGAGCTGTACTCCGTCTAGACCAGTTATCATTTTAAATCTTTCGTTAAGGTATTATCTCAACATTATAGATCTCTGCAACGGCAAAGTCAACTGCTGCTGCATTTTTTAATAATCTTTGCGCCACGACAGTTAGATATCTGGCACCATTGTCGTCGTATTTATAGAGAGCATCTAGTACTGCGTCTGGTTTATCACTCACTTGAGACCAATATCTATATTTCTCTGGAAATATTAAATCAAGACTATTATCGGGAGCACAATCGTCGCAAGGCACCGAGCTCTCAATTAAACTTGAAGAAGGCTTCTCCTCAAGTTTATACCGAGACACTAGACGACAGGCTGCCCCGTGAAAAATAAGGGAGACACCGATGCGATATAGAACATATGAACCAGATTCTGTTTTATATAGCTCAAATTCAATCCAACGGTACGAGCCTCTACGTGCTGAAGTTGACTTAGCAATTAGGGAACCATTGAATTGCAGAGTGCGGTCCCCGTCCCTTACTGAATACATAAATTAAACGCCACCCTCCAGGTCTGACAATCTCTGTTCAAAAGATTTCAGTTGGCCTTCCTGCCTCTGAATTATTCTGTGAAGCCCTGCAATTATGGAGTTAAACTGAACTGCGTCTGGCTCGCCGTTTTCATCGTACAAGACAAATTTACCTAAGCCTAAATCATGTAGTTCTTCTGCGATGTATCCATAAAGGAGAGGGGCTTTAAGGTCCCCGTCTCTACCTACATCACCCGTGTACTTAAATTGACGTATGACTGCAGATGTCAAGAGATCTAAGTCGATATCAGCATCACTAATCTGTTCCTTGTACTTCTTAGAGGAGCTCTGCTTTACTAAAAGATTATTGGATTGTATGCTCATCTGGGTCCCAGACCCGGTTGGTGCTGCGTAGCTGAAACTACCTGCTACGTTGAGGTCACCAGTGGATCGGAATCCTGGTGCCTCTATCTGACCGTTAGCATTTTTTGTAATAATTGCACCATTAAGATCTATATTACCGTTTATGATGGCATTACCATCTACGTCAAGATCTGCGCCAATAGTGTATAGTTTGTTACCACCAACAGCAAACCCATTACTACTGAGTGCGGCATAAGTGCCACCAGCGCCCTCTATGACTGCCCCGCCACTCCAGATGTAAAACCTACCGCTACCTGGACCAGCTAAAAGTAGCGATGCGCCCCTGTCAGTGCCCGAACCTATGATTGTCCCGGTTAAGTTACCCAGAGTGTCATAAAATGCTGCAACGCTACCCTGGATTTCTACGTGCTGGGTGCCAGCAGTGGACAGGGTGCTACCGGTTATGGCGGTACCTGATATAGTACCACCGGATATGCTAGTACCGGTTATGGATACACCATTTATACTACTTGCATCAATGGTGCCACCGCTAATTCTATCCGCGCTCAAGCTTCCAGAAGTTATAGAGGTAGCTGATAGGTTAGCTACTGTTATTAGGTTGGCATCCAAGGTCCCGCCATTGATAGTGTCAGCACTTAAAGTCCCTGTGACTACCTTGTTACCATTTATTTGAGTAAGCAATGTGGAGTCTACAGTGCCAGTAGGACCTGACCCAATAGTGAGTCCAGATGCAATTGTAACCTGCCCCGTGTTGGCGTCTATAGAGAACTTAACGTCACTAGAACTTGCACCATATGCCACGAATAGATCTTTATTCATCTCAATTCTAGGATAAGTGGTGCCAGAACCTGTAGCAATTGTGTTAGCGCTAACTAGATAAGCAGTGAGCTCCCCCACCCCTATCTTTGAAGCGGTAATACTTCCTGCTACGATATCGTCGGTGCCTACTCTGCTGATCCTAATTGGGTTAGGTTGAGCAGATCCGGCAGTTCTATTCCCAGCGTTGTCAACGGCCACTAGCTTAAAGTAATAATCAGTTTCGTAATCCATGTCTACATATCCGCCAGCTCCATCGGGATATCTGGAGACAGGGATATAGTTGTCAGTTTTTGCAATCATCGACCCAATTCGCGTCGACGAGCTAGTGCTAAATCCATTTATAGGTGACACATGTACTTCAATAAACGCAAGAGAGGGGTTAGGGGGGCTTCCGCTATTGTCAATACCATTCCAAGTGACAGTAACTACCCCAAGGTCAGCAGACAGGATTGGAGCTGACGGAGGCAGTAAGGTGGAAGAGTAGACACCAGTGCTAGTTGTGTAGGTAGTAGGGACGGACCGATTTAAACTTGTATCTACTGCAACTACTTGTAGGTATACAGTTACGCCTGGTCTCAGATTGTCTAGGAAAAAACTTGTATCTGTGCTGACAATACCGGTTTTTATATTCCAGTCCCCACTGGGCGAATAGCGAAGCCACACATCATAGCCAGCCAGATCTGTCAACGGACTATCGTTAGCATTTGTAGTGGGTGCCTCCCACAGGAGTAGCATGCTTGCCTTAGGTTGACCTGCCTCATCGGCGTAATTGTCAGCCGTGTCTGACACGTTCACAACGGGTGAGGGAGCAATAGTGTCAGAAGTTATAGCGCTGGCAGGATTAAATACTGCCCATCGGATTCCATCCCAATAGTAGGTTGTGTCGGGGTTAGTACTAGTGTCAATCCAAGTGTCCCCAACATTTATGACTTCCTGTGCCACTGAGTATACGTATTGAGTAGCCAGAACAGTTTCTAATGCTATTGGGGACGCTATTTCCTGATCAAACTCATATGTAATGCTAGAAGAGGTGGGCGTACCTGATACTAAGTAGATACCGTCTAATCCTGGATAAAGACCGCCAAGTTCAATTGTGCTAATGATGTCCCCAACCTCAAAAGTGTGGGGCCCCGTAAAGTTTATCGTAGCTGTAGTAGTACTTGACTCTGTTGTGTCTACTAAAAACCTACTTAATAGGTCCTCTACACTTGTTGAAGGGACATCTAAATTTGGGCTGTACGTCACCGTGTACAGAGGGTCGGCTGACACCCTCTCGGTTACAACAAAAACACCCGACACGGCGTAAGGTGAGTTTAGGCCCGACACTTTTATGGATTTATCTTTGGATAGTCCATTATTTGTGTCAAAAGTAAGGACCACTTCATCTATTCCTCCAGTAACTAGTTTAGATTTGTAAGTTGCACTCACTATTTTTTTAAAAGTTGATGGCGCTGACGTTGAGACAACAACAGAGGGAGTAGAGGTGCTCCCCGCTACGTAGAATGACTCTGTCGCAGCATACGAGGCGACTTTAGTCTGGCGCAATTCTGTTGATCGGATCCTGCTGTCCATACTAGAAAGTACGTTGGTTATATTTTTTGGTCTTCTTCTAATTGTCATTATGAGCGCACGCCACCAATCTTTTGTATTGAGCCATCTGAAATAAGAGTTAAGGAGACTTCTTCTGGAAGCGATGATGCGTCCGGGACGCTAACATCAAATTCTAAGATCTTGCGAATAAGTACGCCATTACTGCTTGGCTCCAGCGGGCTAGCAAGTCGCAATTTTATAAATTCGTCTTCAATAATTACTGAACACCAGTCCCCAGGCGAGAATGTCCCCACACTCGGTAGAGCCGAGCCATTTATAGACATTTGAAAGTTAGAAATTGGTGGTTTAGCATCATTTAAAAACTGCTGGGCATATATAAAAAGAGTTCCCTCGTCGCTGACATTGTCTACTTTCTCTACTTGATCAAGTAGTGGCCATCCATCAGCTAGGTAACTTAGACTTGACTCAGCGGCGTATGGCAAGCTTGCCTCAGAGAATCCGGTGTCGTCGACACCTTGAACCCAGAATCTAGTGGCAGCATCTTCAGCTGTCTCATCTAATTGCACATCTAATATGTTGCCGGGATGCTCAAATACAAGTTGGTCTGCACCATAAGCTGCTGGAGGGGCTGTAGTACCGTCGGGAATTACACCTATATCTCCAGTGTATACCCAGGCTACGCCATTCCAAACATATAGTAGTCCGTTGGAGTTCACTATCCTGGAATCATTCACTGAATTGCCTGAGGATGGTAACTCTATATAGTAATCAACAGCATTTAAGCTATTTAGAAGGGATGTTAGGTATGCCCGTAAAGTCGGAGGAATTAGCGGCAAGAACATGAAAGTTTTTTTAAAAGTTTTAATTGCATTATCGTAAGTGCAGTCAATCCTGTACTCAAAGCCGTTAATCACGTTGGAATACTCAGAGAGTATATCTCCCACATAAAGT